CGCCCTACTCGCTTGTAATGTTTCAATCATATTTGGAACAAGTGCAGATGATACATCTGGCACAGATTTTAAAGCGTTACGCATCCATGCAGCAGAATTGTATGTGGCAATATGATCATCTAAAGCATTAGCAATCGCAATCATGTGCGAAGTCGCAGCAAGTGTATTAAAAGTATCTTGACTTCCAGATGCAACACCAACGGCTGCTAATGCTGGATTTTGCTTAACAAACATTTGATTGCCTTGAACCATGTCATTTGCTGTATTAACATTTGGTCCACCAGCAATATTTGCCTGAGCAGTAGGTTGCACTTGTGGCATCGGTTGCATTGATGACATTAATTACTTCCCTAATTTAGCGGCAAGGGCCTGCAATTCAGGAGAAGCGTCACGATTTGAAGCAAGAGCCTGCACAAGATTTTTTGCAGATTGTCCACCTTGTGTAACTTGACCTGGCATAATGCCAATGGCTTCTGGACCTGCTCCAGCACCGAGTGGTGAACCTGTAGTTACTGGCTCATTTGGGCGTTGAGTAGGTGCAGATAAAGGTGTAACTGGTTGTTGTGGTTGTGCTTGTTGTTGCTGTGGCTGTCCACCTTGTTGAGCCATTTGCGCCATGGCGCTAGGTGAAGGTGGATTGCTGCCGATGCGTGTTTGGGACATTGGTGCTTGTGCTTGCAGGTTCATTAAGTCTTGGCCATCACCATAACTAGGCATACCAGAGATATAACGTTGTGCTTGCTTTGATGCTGGTCCACCATCGGTGCGTCGGCTTAAAGCCCCTGGGCCTGATGACATTGCTGGCTTATTTGCCTGTGGCATAGTCAGTCTCCCTCGTTTAGTGTCTCAATGGTTCGAGCGGCATACTCGTGAAAGTGTTTTTCATCTTCCACGAAACTTGCTTCTGTATCAAACATACCTGTTAGAGCATTTGCAAAATTAGCAAAGGCTATAAAAATATTAGAAATTAGATCAGCAAAAAGGGCAAACATGTCCCACTTGTTAAAACGAGTAGGAATCCGCTCGCCCTCTTGCATGAAGGTTACTTAGCGCCTGGGTTTGTTCCGCGTGTTGCAGAAGGCTGTACTGTGTACTTAATGTCAGACTTTCCAGTTGACTTAACTGAAGGAGCATCTTGGATGCTTGTCTTTTGTGTTGTTGCTTCTGATGAGCCATGTCCACCTTGCATAGCAACCTTAACAGGTGCTGATTGCAGGCTAGACTTAAAGGCTGGTGCTACTTTTGCCATTTATTTTCTCCTATAGGTTTTGTTTTTCTCACTCGTAACGTTAGGCGGGTGAGCGTCTGGCTACATTCGCAGATAATTGCGGTGAGCCAGAAGACGAAAGTCCTGCAAGTAGATTTTGCAGTGCAGATGATTTTGCACCTTGCGGTGGTTGTGGCATACCTTGCGGCATTCCTTGCGGAGTAGGTTCCCCGCCAGGAGCCTCGCCTGGTTGACCAGGGGCTGCAACTTGCGGGGAGACTTGTTGTGCAAAGGCTTGAGCCAAAACATCTTCAATAGCATCGCCATTTTGACGACCTTTAATTGCGGCAGCGAGTGCTACAATTGCTTTTGTTGGATCTTGTCCTTGCATTGCCATTTGAGGAATTGCATTTGCGTATGATGCAACTGCTTGCATGAGTGAATCACGCAGTTCTTCAACTTCAACTTTTTCTTCTTCTTGGGTAACGTTCATATCCCAAGGCATCTGACGACGCAAAAAGTCGCGGCTAATTAACTTATCTCCACGAGCCTGTAAACCAAATACTAATGCGCGGTTTGGATCTAGACCCGCCATCATTCCGTAACTTACATCACACCAGTAATCACCATCAATATCTTTTTTAGGTGTGTAGGTAATTTCGTAAGGTGCGCCAGCGGTTACGCCGCGTACTTCCTTTTCAACATCACCAAATAATTGTTCATCCATTTTAAAGCATAGGCGCATGACATGACGGAATGTGTCAGCCAATACTGCTTGTGCTGTTTTGACTTGTGTGTCAAAGCCGCCCATAAGTGCTTCTACACCACGGCCTGTAACGATAGAACCTGATTGCTGTCCTAGACGACCTTGTGGGTAACGTGAGCCTACACGAAGTTCTTGATCTAATTCGCTAGTCTCTTGAAATATTCCATTAGGAATCTCAAGTCCAACACGACGAATCTTTTCTGGATTGGCAGAGCGGATAGTTGCATCTGGACCAATCTCAATAACGTTTACATCTGAAGGCAAAGCAAAAGGAGCCTGTACAGACTTTTGTGCCGCTTCAAGTTGAAATGTTGCCATACGTGCGCGAGCAACTTGTACCCACATGATGTCGTCAAATTGTCCACGTTGGTTTTCATCAGAGTCAACGCCAGGACGAATAGCAATAGCAATTGGTAGTTCATCAAGAAGATTCTTAGCACGCTCAAGAACAAGGTTGCCCTTTTCAGGAACAAACAAAACTAGTTCTTCTTTGTCCTGATAGCGATAAACTTCAAGGATACGCTCAGAATTGCGACTCTCGTATTGTGTACGGATTTGTGATTCGTACTCAGGAAAATCATTGATAAGTTCGCGTACTGTTTTTTGGTAGCGCTTGGTGTATGAGAGCAACTTGCCAAAACGGTCAAATTCAGGATAGGCATTCATTGGGTTGTCAATGCGAATCATTGGACGATTGTTTTCATAATCAGGCTCAATGATGAAAGGCAACATACCAAAGGTAAGGTAACGATCAGCACCTGTATACATCATGGTCTGAAGATTGCAAGAGTCGCGGTAGCCAGCAACAATCATGGTGCGCTTATCGGCACGCTTTCTTGCACGATCTGAAATAGAATCTGTTGTGTCGCAGTTAAAGGCAGGAAGTGGGGCAATAACTTCCGCTACATCGCGAGCAGCCACATCAATAAAGTTTGCCACCATAGGCTTTGGATATTCTTCGGAGAATGCGCCAGGAAATACCTGTTGAATGTCGCCTTGGCGAATAGCCATAAGGTCAGAGTAGCGAGCGTCACGAGTATGGAATCTATCTCGTAACTTGCGCACCTTGACGCTAAGTACATCAATATCTATTGCCACTTATGTATCCCCCGTTAGCCGCAAGTTTTTCTTGCGTGCGTTGCCATTCTTCTAAGTTAATAACCTTGCGGTTCATTGTCTGATAGCGTGAAGCAAATGGATTCTTCACGAATGATCCGCCGTAAGCGCCTGACTGATTGATATAGTCACGCATCTGAGTCTCTGCAAACCAGAGGGCCATTGGACCGTCTTGCTTATTCTTTGTTCCTGCTGACCAAGTAATCAATTGCTCAATCAGTGCCTTGATATGTTCATTGTCGGCTCGTGGCAATTCCAGAAGATTATTCTTCATGTATTTGCCCTGGTTGTCGCACGAGCCGAATAGTGGCGCCATAGAGGCAACACCGAATTCAAGATCCATTTTGTTGGAACCTGTATAGTGCTGCACGAGGCGAATACCGCGTGTTGCTAAAAAGTTGTTGATTTGTTCGTCTTGAGTCAAGAATAACTGGAAAGCATTCTTCTCAATAACCCAGACCTTTGGATTGTATTTCTCAGTCCAAGTAAAAATTAAGTCACGAATCTGTTGAGGCGTAGGTGCTGGCATCCGTGATGCCTCTAGCAAGTAACGCTTGCCTGTGGTTCTATCTCCTGAGATAATGACAGAGAAGGTGTCACCAGACATGGCTGGATCCATAGCAGCGACAATATATTGCGATTGGATATTGCCAGGATGTCCTGGTGCGCCAGGGATGATAGGGCCGATAGCACGCATACCGCTGACAGAACCGCGTACACATTCAGGTGAGAAGATGGCAGTAGACTCAACATCTTGCTGCTGATAAACCATTGCCCAAGTCTTTGGGTCAATCAATCCGCGACGGCGACGAAGATGCGGTCCATTCCAGCGCGGGTAAAGTCCATCGTTATCCGCTGGGGTAGTATCAGTATCCCAAGGACGATCTGACTTAGGCCAGAGGGTAATCCAGTCTTTTGGATCATCTTTAAATTCTAGAACTGCTGGCATAGCCAAGTATGTCCAAGGGCTGACGTTATCTGGGTAACGCTCAGGGTTGCGCATCTCGCGGTAAAGATCCATTGGATCTACCCGAGTACCGACAACGAGAATCTTTCCAGTAGGACCGACACGAGTCAGTACTTCCTGTTGGATCCAGCGGATCTGCTTTTCATACTCACCAGCATTGGCAAGGGTGACGCAGTCATCCAAAATAATAAGATCGGCACGTGCGCCGTAGATTTGTCCACCGATACCAAGGGCTTGAACGGTAGGATCCTTTTCACCTGATTCACGTTCTAGGTAGATCGTGTCGGCTGTCCACTTCTCAGCGGTAGCCTTAAAGCCTTCTACTGGCGCGTAGCGCCTTTGAAGTTCTGCCCATTGGGGTGATGTAAGTCTTTGCTTGATGGCGTAGAGAAATTCTTTAGCCATTGCCTGAGTCTTTGAAACCAACTTGATACGAACGTTGGGATTGGTGACAATCCGATAGGTTACATAGTCAATGGAGACTGTCATGCTTTTGGCGTGTTCGGGCGGCATATTAACCAGGACGTAATTAGGAAATCCCTTTTCGTAGGTCATATTGCCGTGGAGCCAAGCAGGCTCCCCTTCTTCTAGCAACGAGGTAATGTTGCGTTGATGGGGGAAGGTCTTGCTCATCATATACTTCTCGCGAAAGTCTTCAAACGAGATTTCGGCGTCTTCAGTACTTACGACGCCTTTTCTTTTTTGGATGACCCTAGAAAGGTCAATCGCTTCTTTAAACTGAGGATCGGACGTTCTGTAATACTCGTATGACTTGACGCTCTTGCCGACTGCGCGGCAAGCGTCTTCAACCGTCACTCCATCGGCAATCAGCGCGATGAGACGCTTCTTTGCCTCTGGAGCGGATAAGGTAGCCTCTGGGGCTAACTTATACGCATTAGACTTTGGTTTAGCCATAAACCTATTTCTCCTACCGCGAAGCGTTGCCTATGGGCAACACTTGGGTTATCTTTAGGGGGCGCCTGCAGCGCCTAACCCTATGGGTTAAAGGCAGCCCGTAAAGGCTGCCATTGGGTAGTTAATAGTTCGTCTCAGCGGCAACCTCGCTGTGAGGCTCGGTGTGCCTAGAGCCGAACGTAACCTGTGTAGATTATTTATATCCCTATATATACTAAGGCGGGATAAAGTCGGTTTATCCCTACTTGGGGTGTGTGATGTTCGTCACACTGTCTAAAGTCAGTATTTTACGCCTACTTTGTAAAAAAGATTTTTGTCACACTGCCCGTTTTGGGTGCCTATATTTAGAAAAAATACTTTGGTGGATAGTAATAGTGATACACCCCCGTAGTTAAAAACCCTCGGGTTGAACGTGTTGCAAAACGGGTTTGGAATTGTAGATTTAACGCCAGCGCAACCGCACGGCATAAGACGGCAAGAATTAGCGGGCGATTAACGGGACTTTGATCGTCTTCTATAGGGCTTAAAGTGGCATAATCGGGCGAACTTGGGGCGTTGCGTGGCGTTGTGACGTGAATGCGGGTGGACTATGAATCTGACCCATTAACAGACAACTCAACCCATAACAGCACAGATTCAACCCATAAGCAGCCATAACCTGGACCGATAGCGCCAGGATCTGGATCCAGGATCAACCCTTGCCATCTCACTATGTGAGACGCAACTGGTCCAGGATCTGATTCAATAAAGTGATGCAACTCACGGCGCGGCGCCTATTGACACGACCCTGCCATGCGTGTATCTTTCACTTATCAGCGCAAGGCTGATACCTATGGAAGGGTAATAACATGTCAAAAAATACCGCAATATTAGAAGCCATTCAGAAGACTTATCAGAAGTATGAAGGCTGGAGCCTATCTGCCACTGAAGTACTTCTTTACTTAGTGGAGCAGTACGCTGAACTTTCAGATCTTGATTATCATGAAACCGCAGCGAACTGCTTAGTGAAGGACTTAGAAGCAGGTGATTCAGAATAATGGAATTGAACCTGGGTCTAATAAAGGCCATCGCAGCACTTGAACATGCTCGCATGAATGAACCAGCAGACTATGCAATAGATCTGGATGGTGATTCAGAATGAATCTAGAATCTGAAACCCAGGAGCCATCTCTCCAGGTGTGCAGCAGCGCACGCTGCTTGGATAATAAGGCTAAGAATTGGAATAGTGTCGGCTGTTGTGAAGGTATTCCACGGCCAACACGTCCAGGATACTGCTCATGGTGCTGGAGTGAATTGAAGTGAGACACTCAAGCAATTATTACCGCGTACGCACTGGCGTGCGCATCCTATTCTGGGTTGCAGTCGCAGTCTCCATCTGGATGCTGGCCACGCATATATGGTGGACGGGCAGCGGCTGGACCTGGACTGCAACTGATCCGCTTCTGCACTGATTCTGGACTATGGTCCAGGGGCTTGGTACCCTGGATCTTAGCCTGGCATCTTGCTAGGACTTTACTCATGGAAGGGTAATTCAATTATGACAACTGCAACTGCAACGCGTTACCGTTGGGACTTTGATCTGACCAACTCCTGCCAGTGTCGCATCTGTGACGCATGCGGGATGGGTACAGAATCAGAATCATGCGATGAATGCCAGAATGAAACTCGCGCCACTGATGACTGTGATGGCTTCTGTTATGACTATAAACTGGAATGGCTAGATGAGATGGTCCAGGAATGGTCCAAGAATGTCGGACGTGATTATCTAGTAATTCACGGTTTAGCCATGGGATGGCAGCGTCTAAGCGGACATACTGACCCAATTCAAGCCACTGGCAAGGAATTA